ATTCCAGTAGCTGATAAAATCTCATGTGTAATTGCTATACTTAAAATTCTATTTATAGTTTCATCTAAAATCTTTTTAGTTTCTACATTTTTTACACGTCTTTTTTGTATTCTAAGTAAACTTGCTACTGTTTGTAAATTATTTTTTACTCTATGATGAATTTCTTTAATAAAGACTGTTTTAATCTTTAATTCTTCTTCGTATTTTTTTTCTTCTGTAATATCTTTTATAATAAGAGTTACTCTTTTAACATCTTCATTTATTTTACTAACTAGACATTGAACATTTAAAATAAAATCTAAAATTCTTTATAGATTTGAAAATCTCCATACTTTTTTGCTAAAAAATACCTAATTTTTTCCTTGCTACTATAAGAGTATTTCTTATTTCTGTAGCACTTGTTTTTTGTATATAATGTTTACTTGTAACTCCACTACTGCTATGATTTGCATAACTAGAAGCAAGTCCTAATCCAGCTAAATTATTAATAAGATTTATAGCTGTTTTTCTTAATGTATGAGGATATAGATCCTCTATTCCTAAAATTTTTCCTAGCTTTTTAATTCTTCCACGAATAGCTCCTTGTGTCATTTGCTTATATGTATTCTTATATTTTGTAATAAAAAGCCATTCACTTTTTATTTCTTTATTTTCTCTGTACTCTAACCATTCTTTTATTAAATCTTTACATTTTTGGAAAAAGAAAGCATTTACTATATAACCTTCTTTTTCTTTAACATCTTTGAAATAACCATTTTCCAAGTCTAATTGTTCCATCTTTAAGTTTTGAATAGCACTAATCCGACAAGCACTATCTAAAAATAATTCCCATAAAATTCTATCTTGTAAGTCGTATTTTTTAGATTCTACTTGCATATATAAGCGAACAGTCAATATTTGTTCTGTAGTAAGAAAATAAGAACTTCTAACCTTATCTTTTTCTGTAAACCTCAACCTATCTAGTTTTTCTGAAAATGGGTGATATTTAATTTTGTTTCTTCTTACACACCAAGCATAGAAAGTGCTAATAGCTGTTGTTTTATTCATTAAAGTTCTTTTACTGTTCCCTAATCCTCTACAATAATTTCTATAACTTTCCATTATAGTTGGCATTTCTAGTAAAGTATCTTTACTAAGTAATAATCTATTTTTATAAGAGTTTTGAAACCATACCAGGAATAACTTAAAATTATTACAGTAAGTCTTATATGTAGTTTCCCAAGTTTCCCAGCTACTACTTTTACAACTATTTAAATCTCTAAATAAATCTCCACATTTTCCTTTTTTAGATTTTCTAAAACTTTTAATTGCATGATAAACCTCCTATTTTTTGATAGATTTATTATACAATTCTTAAAATAATGGAAAATCTCTTAAAATTTAGAGATATAACCCTAACTAAAGATTTAGACAGAGATTTATTTTCTAGATATTCTGGGAAAATTCCACAAGATGTATCTCCAAGTAGGATTATTTGTGTAATTCTAGAAGAGGGCTCAGGAGCCCCTGGCGGTTACTCTATTTATGGAAATACTGTAGCAGCATTTTATTACAACTACCAAATTTCCAACACAAGAAAAGCCAAAATAGTGTACTATTAAAACTTAAATGTAAAATACTGTATAAGCTATTTTTACAGTGTTTGCTTTTGAATTATCAACACAGTCTTTCACGAAAGTGAAACTTGTATTATTAAAACCAGTCAAGTACACATTTTCTAGAGTGGTTGCAGTTCCAGTTTTGTATATATTTATAGCAACTCCTAAAACTTTGTTATAAGATTTTGGAAAATTATATGTATAACTGCCAAGTGTAGTATAGTTTCCAGTTATACCTGCCTCAACTTTGATTAAATTTTCCAATCTCTCCAAAAGTGAGTTATTATCTAACGGGATAAAATTAGCAACATTTGCAGAAATATCTTGGTTTTGTTTTAAACATTTATACATCTTTCTAGTATTTCTATCATAGTAGATATAATTAGGATTTTTAACTATATCATCTTGTATATCTCCACCATAGCCAATACACCCTGCTAATCTTGCTAACATCATTCCCTCTAATGCTTTTCCTTCTTCTGTTCCAAGTTGTACTATCCCAGCCTTTGCTCTTGTTGCTCCTTCTTTTATTGTAGATAAGCTATTATCCATTTCACCTATTTTTTTATCTATCAATTCTGAATTGTGATTAAATACTTCAATATCATAATAATCACTGCCTTCTGGTTGAGCTAATCTTATATTTTCAGTATACTTTGCCATTTTATTTATCTCCTTTCATCATAGATATTTTTATGTGTTTTAGTTTTTAACTCATTATTTTTTAAATTTCCTACTTCATTCTGTTTATGATATTTACCTACTACTGCACTATCTTCATATAATCTAGTGTCATAAATTTCTTTGTGAGTTTTTAATTTTAAAGAATTATGCAATAAATAAGCTACCTGATTATGTGTGTTATATCTAAATTCAATACTAAAATTCAAATGTGCAGGTTTTATAACTTCTATTACTGCCTTAAAGTTTTCAATATTTTTAGGTATTCCAACAATAGAGGTAAATAGTATTTTAAAAGCATAGTTTGAATTGTCTTCTACAACATCAATTTCTCCATTTGTAAAAGTCTTGGCAACTCTTGCTATCATCTCTTTTGTAGTAGTTCCATAACTTCTTAACTTAGAAATTAAATTCTCTCTTCTTTCTTCAATATTGCTTGTTTTATCTCCAACACTTAAACCAAATATTCTTTCCCAAATTGGTAAGGACCATGTAGCAGTATAAATAAAAAATTGATTTAATACATCTTTTGAGATTAAATCAACTGTATCTAATTCTTTTTCTATTACTTTTTGTAATAAAGTTATTTCTAAAATACCTCTATAATACTTTGGCATATGCCTCATTAGTCTTTTAGCTTCCAACTATATCACCTCTTTTTGTAAAGTGATTGTTGTTAATTTTGGAATCTCCTCAGCTGCTAACTGTACATTTAAAGTTGCATTATTTATCTTTAAATCATCATAGTCATTTACACCATGAATATTTAATAAGATATTTCCTAATTGTGCATAACTCACATAATCCTGTTTAAATCCTACTTTTCTAAAATGTTCTTTTACTTTTGTTTCAAACTCTGTTTTTACTTCATCAAATTTTATATTTTTAGAAATTTTAACAGTACCTGAAATTGATATAGCTTTACCTATCGCACTTTTTACTGTAACAGTAGCCCCTATTGGTCTGACTTCTTCTAAATAATCCCTTACTCTTTTTAGTAAAGTTTCATCAGCTTCATGAATATCACTGTTTACTACAACTACCTTTACAGTACCATTTCCATTCCATAATGGAAAAACTTTAACTCCTCCTACTCCTTCAACTTCAAAAGCCCATTTTTTATAATGATAAATATTACCAGATGTTACTGGTTCTCTAACTTTGAAATAATATCTTTCTCTTAATTCATCATCTGTTTCTCCATCATAACCATCAACAGTTTCAGAATTATTTATCACTTCATTTAATCCTGGAATAGTTACAGGAAAATTTGTAATAGCTCCTTTTGGAATATTATATATTTTCCCATACTTTTCACTTTCAATAGGTACTTCAACACTTCCAGCAGCAGATATTATTTTTTCTTGTGTCGTTAAATAGATATAGGTATCACTTGCAACTTTTGTCCCTACTTCTACAACTGTTCCTGGTACTCCTTTTATAGTCACAGTACCTTTTGACTTAGTTGCTTTTCTCCTAAATACTCCTACCTCTTTACATATATTGTCTAAATACTCACCTTCTGCTGTTTCTGCAAATGAGTTTAAAAATATATATTCCAATGTTTTTCTTATTTCTTCAATCTCAATGCTTACAGGTGCTAAGTTGTCATAAAATAAGCTTCCTTCTGTCTTATCATATTCATCATTTACCTGGTTAAGCATATTTTTTAAAATTTCTTTCCATTCTTTTTTTATTATCATAGATACCCCTCCCATTCAAATGTTTTGAAGTCTTTTAACACTACTTCAAATTTTGTTTTCAAGGTATGTTTTTCTAACTTTATATCAATATTTCTAATTTCTATTATCTGTTTATTTTTCTTAATTGTTTCTGTTAATTCTCTCTCAAACTCACTATATAAAACAGGTGTAGGAAATCTTTGACTAAGTAACATAGCCTTATATTTCATTCCATATTGGTTAGGTCCATTACTTTTATAAATATTCCATTTATATTTTTCTGTTAAAAGAACCTTTTCAATCCACATTCTAACAGCTCTTTCATCATCTGTTTTTATTAATTGTCCATTACTTTTTAATAATTTCTTTTTCTGAAAGTCTATTAAAAATGTTTTACCATTACTATTTTTACCATTAGTTATGTCTTGTTTAGAGTAATCAACAAAATCTATTTTTGGTAATATTCCCATTCTAAACTCACCTCTGGTGCATAATTAAATACATCTACAATAAAAAATTTATCCTCTTCAAAATTAGGTATGACTAACACAAACATACCTTTTTTTAAATGGAATACAGTCTGTAATATAAATTTTCCTTTTGTTTTATTTTCTTTTTCATTTGCACTACTGTCATAAGTACCAGTATGCTCTTCCAAACTTAAATTAGTATCGCCACGACTATCTGAACCAGCTCCTGATGTTGACAAATTATTTATTTCACCTTTTGTTGATTTATTACCTTGACTTTCAAATTCTTTCATAGTACATTCAATAGCCAATCTATTAGTTATTGCATTAGATAAATAAATTTTATCACTATCAATAACACCATAACCATTTAAAAGCTCAATAGAGATGTCAGGGAGAGGTTTTAAAATCTTACCTAAAACAGCACCTATTGGACTTGGATTTTCTCTTTCCTTGAACTTCTCTGCTACTGCTATATCCCAAGATTTTTTGTTTTCACTCACTCATTAAACACCTCCAATTTTAAATTTATTCTGTGGATTCCATTCTGTACACTGTGAGAACTTTCTTTTATTAGATACTCACCTTTTAAATTAAAAAGTGGTATGTCTATATCAATGACTCTACCACTCTTAACCTTATCATCACCTAAGACATCAATAGAAAAGTCTTCTGTAATTTTATTTAATTTTTTTAACTCATTTTTTGCAACAAGTTTAGCTTTTTTATGTTCTTTTTCATCTAATGTTACTACTTCTTGCAGCATACCATACTTTTTAATACTTTCATTATCTTGCTCTTTTCCTACTGTTCTAACTGCTTTTTTATTTTGTGTTATAACCAGGATTGAATTTTTCATATCAACTATTGACCTACTAAGTGAAACCTCTCCAATATTTTTTGCTACATCTATAAAAGTATTTTTGTGCATTTCATATTGTCCAGTAACTTTTATCTTTTTGAATGGTCCTACTTTTAGAGTGCCTTTATCATACTCAATAAAAAATTTTTTAGAATTAAATTGTGAACATTGTTCTATGATGTCATAAATAACGCCTGAGATAGTCTTATCCTTGTAAATTTTATCTATCTTAGTATCTAATCCACTTACTTCAACTTTTATTCCAATTTCACTGCATAAGGACTTAATACAGTCATTCCCTATCATCTTTTTAAATTGTTTTATCACAGTTGATTTATTCAAGTACCAAGCCATATCATAAGCAGTAAATGATGTAGTCTTTCCATTAGGGCTTTCTGATACTATAATAGCTTGTACTAATGTTTCTCCTTTTTCATTGATTATTTGAACTGGATCACCCAAAGTAATGTCATAGAGAAAAAATAAATTTTTATCAAACTTGTTTACTGCAAGTTCAAAACTTACCTCAACTCCTAATGTATCAACACTATCTCTCCAATTTAAATCTCTTATATAATTAGTTACATCTATTTCTTTTACTATTGTCTTATACATTATTATCAGCCTCACCAGGTAAAATATATTCTTTTATATCCAAAGTATATGGAACATCTCCAGCCTTATCTCTAAAAGAATAAGTAAAATTATATCTACATAGCATATTTAAGACTACTCTGTACTTATCAACTATAATAATTCTTAAAGGTACTCTTGCATCTCTATATTTTTCAAAAAAATCAATATAATATTTAGGTTTTTTATAATTTAAAAAACTTACAAAACTATATAATTTACTAGGAAAAAAAGAAGAAAATGAAAAGTTTCTAAGTCCTTTACCACCAATTAAATTTAATTTTTTCCCATTAATAGTTGTAAATTCTTCATCTTCTGTTTCACAGTTTACTGGCTCTATATTTTGAACTACTGGAATATTTACCATTTCTTGTTGTACTCCATTATCTTCAACTATAAAAATTATATTCATTTTCTTATCTCCTATCCTACATATTATTTAAAGCTGCTAAAATCTTATTTGCTGTATATTCTCCATATTTTTCCATATGTTCTTTTTCACCTATGAAATTACCTCCAATATGGATATGTACCTCTACCTTTTTATCTGAACTTTTCTTACTTTCAACCTCTTTTATAATTACTTGTTTTTCAGTATTATTCTTTTGAAGTGATTTACCTTCTTCATGACTTAGGATTTTAGTTCCAGCAGGTAAAATTGCTGTTTCATCTCTTCCACCTTCATTTATCCTTGTAACTCCACCTTTAAAGTATGCAGTACCCAAAGCATGTCTAGGATTTTTTATAGATGTTGTTGCTACCCCTGTCTTATTTGCTCCACCAACTGTTTCAGTAGTCTTTTTAGTGTTTTCTGTAATATTTATAGTTTTATCATCAGCAGGTGTTTTATTCCAAAATTTCAACTTATCTATAAGTTTACCAAAAGCATTTTTAGCTGTTTCAATAGGATGTAATACAGCATCTAATGCTTTCATTATTCCATCCCAAGCCTTTAAAAATACATTGGTTATAGTATCACATAAATCAGAAATTGTGTCTTTCATAAAGTTCCAAGCATTAATAGCACCATTCCAAATTTCTAAGAATATTCCACCTAAAACATCACATACACCTAAAATAATATCTTTGGCTATATTAAACCCATTTGATACTGCTTCCCATATTGGCATAAATATTCCAACCAATACATCACAAACACCACTTATAACTTCTTTCGCATAATTCCAAGCACCTACAACTGCATCCCAAACTTTTAAAAATACATCTTTTAAAGTCTTACAAAATCCTATTACTTTTTCTTTAATTGTAGAAAAATTTTCAATTAAAAGTATGATAGGAAATGTTAATCTTAAAAACCATTTGAACATTTTTCCAAGAGGATTATTTTCTAATCTTGCCCAAAATTCCTTTACTTTTGTTTTTACTAAATCCCAGTTTTTACACAATAACCATATACCACCAACTAATAAAGCAATAGCAGTAATTACTAAACCTATTGGATTAGCTTTCATTGCAACATTTAAAGCCCATTGTTTTATGGTTAATTGTCCAGTAAGGAGTGCTTGTGCAGTGTCTAAAGCCATTTTACTTTTTATAATTCCTGCATAAATCAACTCCTTATTATTTCTTATTGTCATTGCAATGTTATATGCAGTAATTGCTCCCACAATAGTGTAAACAATAGGGCTAATTCTATCCCAATTATTTATTATGTTTTGTGCTATATCTATTGCAATAGTTCTAGCATTTGATAATATTTGCCAAGTTTCTTCTAATGCTGGTTTAACTTTTTCAAATATTTTTCCAAACATATCCTTAATTTGTGTTATATAAGGTTCTGCTTTTGTAACTAATTCTTCAACTTTATCTGCAAGACTTAATATAAAATCTTGAATACCTGGTATCTTACTATGAAACCACTCAGCAATAGCACCTAATTTTGGCATTAATTTTTTACCAAGTTCTGCTTGCATATCGCCCCAAGCACCTTTTGCTGCTACAATTTTACCTTCATCTGTTTCTCTCAAAGCCTTGTTAGTTCCACCTATAGCAGCTGTTAATTTCTTATTTAAAAACTCTGCTCTTTGTTCTCGCTTCATAGTTTTAAATAATTTTTCTTCTGCATCAGTTAAAGATACTCCATATTTTACAAGTCCTTTTGTTTTACCTTCTACAGCCTTACCAAATACATCAGCCATAGCAATAGCATCTTCTTGTGTACCATTAAACCCTTTTTCTTTAGCAACCATATCATCAATGACAGGTAGTATAGTTTTTATTTGCTCTGCTTTTAATTTATAGATAGCTAATTGTCCTGCACCAGCTACAGCAACATCATCTCCAACTACTCCAACATCTTGTAATGCACTAGCTTCATCCTTTAACATCTGTATATGTTCTTTTTTAAAATTAGCTTGCTTCATCAAGTTAGTTTCAAGCAACTTATCAGCTTTTAGCTTATCTTTTGCAGCATCTATAGACTGTTTTATAAATACTCCAGCTGCAGCAGTTAATGCTCCAAATCCAATTGCTGCCCATTTTGCTACAGACTTCATACCTGCTTTTACTCTATTTCCAAAAGCTTTTATTTGGTTTCCAGCTTTTTCAAGTTGTCTATCCATAGTCTTTACACTCTTAGTTGCTTTCTGTAATGGTGTTGTAAACTGGTCTTTTAAACTTAGTAATATACCAATAGTTTTTGCCATTTAAACCTCCTTTCTTAAAAGATAAAAAGGTACTTAGCTTTTTATACTAAGTACCTGATTTATTCATTCTTTCAATTTCAAGCTCCATTGTTGCTATCATAAATAACTTTTCTTCATATGATAAATTTAACAGGTATTTTATAGAAAAGCCTTTTAAAATATAAAAAGAGAGGAATGCCATATCGGTATCCTCTAATATTAGTTTTTTATATCTTCAACCTCTTCTTCTAAAACTTTACTAGCTTTATCACCTTCTTCACCTAATCCATAAAGGTTTAGAATAAAGTTAGATAGCTTGTTTATTTCCCCTAAATTTTCATCAAATACAGGTATTACAATTTCATAAGGTTGTGCTACTTCATAAGTCTTTTGCAATTCTTTATCATGTAAAATAGGACAATGTTTATAGATTAATTTACAGTTAGCATTGTAAGCTGCTTCTGTTGTTTTTTCTTGTGTACTATCCATAATTTTTATTACATCTCTTGCTCTATGTTTTACAACTTCTATTGTTCCACCTAATACTTCTGAATTGAATAATACCACTTTCATCTTATCATTTTCTGATTGTTGTTTTTTTGCAATTAATATTTCCAAAGTTATATTTTTAGCCATTTTTATATCCTCCTATATCATATCTATATATCTAAAATGTGAAAAACTAAAAGGAACTTCTTCCTCTCTCAATGCTTTATTTTCAAATTTTAATGCCATTAATTCACTAATTGTAACACCTGTTAATTCAACTCTTTCTGCACCATAAGCTGTTGGGTCATCTAGTTTTGCAACTATTTTAAAATCTGGCATATTACCATTTCTTATACCATCAGCCAGTAACTTTCCAATAGTAGAGTCTATCTTATGTAATGTCATAGTTCCCTCACCAGTAAAGCCCATATATCTTTTTGACTTTCCTAGTTCTCCCATAATATCCACATCTTCATATTCTAATGTAACCTTAGCTTCAAAAGATTTTACAGAACCTAATTCTTCTCCATCTAGCCATACAGCACCAAATGAACCTCTTAAAATTTTATTTTTATCCATTTTATTAGCCATCTACCTGTCCTCCTTTTAGAACATATTAATTGTAAACTTAAAGTCCTCAACAGCATTTAATATCTTAATTTTAGCTTTCATAAATACTTTTTTCTTAAATGCAGTCTTTTTAACTTTTTCATCATCCCATTCTTCCACTTCTTTTTTACCTACTCCAAGCCAAGCTAATCTTTGTGCTTCAACATCAACTTCTGAATAGTTATCATATTCTTTATCCAAAATATCCTCTTTCTCTAATTCTTTGAAATAAGCATTAATTGCAGTAAAGAATAAGACTTGATTATCATATTTATTTTTATACTTACCTATCCATTTCTTGAATGTTGAGTAAATATCATCTCTCATTAAGTCCATAGATTCAATTATGATAATGTCTTTCATATCTTCAGTTTCATCTTGTGTAATTTCTTCTAAAGATGTACATGCTCTTGCAACTCTTATATCTCCTTCATCTTTATACAAACAGAAACCACCTTTATCAATAACATTATCTATCTCATCAAATATAGATACTTCCTTTAAATTCCCACATAAAAAGCTAGTAGCAGATCTAGTCATTGGCAACCCTGCTAACATTCCTAGAATTGTTGGTACATATTGCCAACCATCAACTTCTCCTCTATTATCTACAAATGTAACCTTGTCATTCATTAAGTTTACTATGCCTTTGTTATCTGGCTTAGTAGCCTTAAATACAACAGCTTTATAAGTTTTTCCTGCTTTTCTTACTGACTTTATCCAAGAAACAAGAGTTGCAGTATCTCCATCTTTCCCATCATAAGCTAACCCTAGCCAGTTAATTCTTTCTTGTGCAACTTTTTTTAATGTGTCAGATAATGTTCCATCTTTAACATTGAATACAACTACTTTATTTGGAGTGTATTCAAAGCTATCTTTAATCAATGGTAATACTTCAGCAGAGTAATCATCACTTTCTATATCAGTAATATCTTTGTATACCTTTCTATCCCATTGTTTAGTAGATTCTTTTACTATTAATCCAACTATACCTAATTGACTTCTTTTAACAGCTGTAACTGCTAATTGTTTAAAAATAATTTCTATTTTAGGTAATCCCATTTATTGACCTCCTATTTCTTATCAAAACGATACTCTAATTCTTCCATCATTTCGCCATCTATATCATTTTCTATCTCTTCCATACTTAAACTATCAAAACTTACTATTAATACTCCATCTTCAGTTTCTTCAAACTCTATTTCATCAACAGGAATAGCAAAAGTTTCATTTACCCATAATGTGCCTAAGAAAGCATTTTCAATTTCATCAGATATTTTTAATCTTTCTTCTCTTCCTTTACCAGGTAAAGTAGTAAAAAAATAAATTCTGATTGTAAAGTTTCTTTCCTTAAAAGTTGTCATAAAAGCACTTGTTTTAAGACCATCTAACTCAGTTCTAAAACTAGGTCTATTGAATTTTTCAGATAAATCTTTACTATCAATTTCTATTTTAGGAAATGTTTCTTTCAATTTTGTATTAACTGCTTTTAGTATCTGACTTAGTTTAATCATTAGAAACCTCCATTTTTAATAACTTCATCAATAAAGTTATCTGCAGCTTTTAAAAATTCATCTTGAAACTCTTTCTGTGAATCTTCTAAAATATGTTCTCCTTTTTTAAAACCATGTTCTTTACCAGTTTTATCTTTTATGATATGCCCATTCTCTATTAAATGAGCATGAGGCATTGAGTTATAAACTCTAACTGTATCTTCTTCACCTTTATATTTATAAACCTTACCTCTTTTAAAACCTTTCAAATAGTTACCAGTTTTAACTTTTATTTTAGATTTTGCTTTCTTTTTAGCCTTAACTTTTAATTTATTACCTTGTTTTTGTAAGAATTTTTTAGCTTCTTTTGGGTATTTTTTAGCAAGTCTTAATACTTCTTTTTCAAGTTCTTCTAAATCATTTGTTGAAAAAACTCCCATTTTTACTCCTCTTTTCTTATACAAAAAACTTCTATGAACTGATTATCTTTAAAATCTCTGTTGAAATAAATAACTTCATACTTCAATCCCTCATAAATAAAAAACCAGTCCTTTTTTATTCCAGGAACTGATTTTAACCTAAATATAAATTTGAATTGATGTTGATTTTCTTCTGTTCCTGCTTCTCCATTTTTTACACTAGAATTTAAAGGAACTATTTCACAGTATGCTTTTTTAAATAACTCTGGCTTTTTATCATTTTCTCCAAGTTCATTAGTTGTGTCTATCATGTGATATACATCAATAAAATGTCTTAATCTCTTAGTTATATCATTCAAAGTTATCACCCACTTGCAACTGAGTTAATAAACTTCTAGCTGTATAACTAAGGTCTTTACTTTCCTTTTGCTCTCTGTTATCATACCAATCTTGCACAAGTACACAAGCTAGAATTTTAGACCTTTTAATAAACTTTTCTTTTGTTACTTTTTTATCAAAGTCATTTATTGCATCTCTAAGATAATCTATTGCTGCAATCATTAAAGATTGCAACAATGTATCATCTTCATTGTAATCAATTCTTAGATAATTTTTAGCTTCTTTCAAAGTTAAAATATCTGCCATATCAATCACCTATTAAGCAGTTTCTATTTCAAGATATTTCATTGCTTCTTTATCAACTTTTTTAGCATCAAATCTTTCTATTGCTCTAATATAAGTAGCGTTCTTAGTAAATCCTGCCTCAGTTGATACTGCAAGTTCTAAACCTTCTCTATCAAAGAATGTTATAAACTCTTCCAAATCTCCAACAAATACTGGTGCTTTTGTTCCATTCATTTCTAATTGAACATCAGATAAGATAACTATTTCTCTTCCTTTAAATAGCTTTTTAGTTTCATCTTGTAAGCTATTACCTAAAAGAGGTCTACCTTGTTTATCTTTCACCTTATCCAAAACATCAAAATAAGTTTGGTTCACAAAAACTTTTGCATTTAATGATATTGATGGATCTAATTCTTTATTTAAAGCAGTTGTTATCGCATCATAATCAGTTGCTTGTACTGGTGTTAAAGTTTTTAATATTTCTATTATCTTTTTATTTTCTGTATTAATTGCTTTTTTGATAAATCTTCTTCCAATATAATCAGTTAAATTAGCTTGTTCATCAGCTAATAAAGTATTTGATATTGGGATAATATCTCCATAGTCAGCAACATTATATGTTACTTGTGCAAAATCAACATCTGATTTATTGATTTCATTCAATTCTTCAAATGCTATTAATTCCCCTGTGCTTCCTGTTTCAATAGGCATACTTCCCTTTAATGATGTAACAGGCAAAATATTACAATAGCCTTTCAATGATACTAAATTTCTTCTTAACTCTTTTATTTGTTTAAATTGTTCAGTTGGTACTAAATAACCACCTTTCCCATCTGTTGCTTCTACTTGTCCTGGTGTTCCAGCTGCATTTAAAAATTGTTTTTCTTCTTCTGTTATAGATTTTCCTAATAGAACTCTATTATAAATTCTATTAACATCCATTTCTTCATTTGTTCCTAACGGTACTTTATTACCTTTATTCATAACTGTTAAAGCCTCCTCTGTTTCTGCCTCTTTTATTCTATTTTCTAAATCTTTTAAACTATTTAACTTAGCATGTGCTTCTTCAATCTTTCCACTATCTTTTAATGATGTAATTTCATTTCTAAGTGTTTCTAATTCCTTTTTTAATTCTACTGATTTTTTCATAATTAAATACCTCCTATTAATAATGCAATCTCAATTTCTTTGTTCAATCTATCAAGTCTTGCTTGTTCTTTTTTATTTTTTTCTTCAACATTTTTTTTATTTAATAAACTTTCTGGAATGTGTTTAAATTTATTTCTTGTTTCTATACAATTCAAAAATTCTACTTTTTCAGAAGTTTTTATATTAAATACTTCTGGAGCATCTTCCCCAGTAAACCATTTTTCTTCTTTCATAAAATCATATATTTGCTCTCTTGTTACACCTTCAATAGCTTTTTCCATATAAGTATTAACAAGTCCTTCATCAAGTTTATTTAGAACTTCAATATACTTTTCTAATTCTCCTGCATTTCCTGAAACTCTTCCCCAAGCTCTATGTATCATTAAATACGCATTACTTGGTAAAATAATTTCATCACATCCAAAAGCAATTATAGATGCAGCACTTGCAGCTATTCCATCAACATAAGCTATTGTTTTACTTTTATGGTTTTTTATCATATTAGAAATTGCTATACCTGCATAAATATTCCCTCCAAAACTGTTTATATGAACATGAACCTCTTTATTTTCGGCTTCTTTTAAAGCATCTTTTATATCCAGTGGGTATATGTTAGTATCTTTTATTCCCCATACTTCTTCCAAAAAACCATCATTTTCTGAATCACTTTCTATATCTCCATTGATATAAATTTCAGTGACTTCTGCTTGATTTTTTATTTCTAACCACTTATTTTTACTCACTCTTAGCACCTCCTTTTTCATAAGCTATTCCTAATTTTTCCAATGGCACATAACTTCCATTCATTACAATTACATCACCTCCATCTATTGCAGTAAGTCCTGCCTTTTTTCTAGCTTCATTTATTGTGTATATTCCACTTTGAACATACTTGGTTAAACATTCAGCTTGTGTTTTTAGATCCCCTTTTAAAATACTTGCTACATTAAATTCAAAATGTAGACCTTTCAATCTTTCACTTTCTGTAAGAAGTTTTATGTTAAACTCCTCTTCATAAAGTGTCAGAATGTATAAAAGAGTATCAATATAAAAAGTCAAGTTTTGCATTTCTGAATTTGAATAACTTGACTTATCATAATCGTTTAAATGATTTGGCTTTACTCCAAAAGCAGCTGCTATTTGTAAAGCATTATATTTCTTTAATTCAAAGAATTGACTATCTGTTAATTTTAAATCTAATGGTACTATATCCATTCCAGGTGGTAATGGTAATATTCCTGTTGGATTATTTTCAGTGCTAATAAATTCTTCTATTGCCTCAAGCATTTTCTTTTGTAAATCTTTGTTTAAATCTCCTGTATATCTTAAAATTGCCTTTGAAGTTAAACCTCTATCATATAAATTATTTAAATATTTTTGACTAGCTTTTGTTCCATTTAATGTTGTAGCTAATGTTTCTCTTACTGACATACCTACAATACCATCTTTACTTAAACCACCTTTTAAATGCAATATCTCATCTTTTTTAAATAGATATATTTTTCCATCTTTGTTATATTCGTAATATAAATCTTCTTTACCACTGAATATTTTTGCATTATCTATCCATATTCTAACTTTTTGGGGATGAAAAGGATAAATACCTACTAAATGCCCTCTATCATCATAACTTAGATAAGCATAAGCATTGCCGTGATGGTTTCTCCATGTTTCCAATAAAGTCATCATTGGTGTAGGAGTCATAAATGGATTTGGTGAAAATTTCAACTTTTGTAATGCTTCATGGTTCAATATTCTGTTATTATCATTATCTTTCAAGTGTAAAGATAACTTCCCAACACTTTCAGATAATACTTTTAAGCAAGTAAAATATGTTACTTCTGATAAATCTGAACTTACATTTATTCCAAAAAATTCACCAAAATTCATAGAATTAATTGCTGTTTTCTGCTTTTTTTCCTCTCCTTTATTAAAAAATTTTCTAAATATATTCACTCTCTCACCTCCTTTTATTGATTAAATCAAGCCATTCTTCAACAGCTTCATCATTATTTACTGTTTCTTTTTTATTTATTAGCATAATCTTCCAGGCATCTATTATTGCATCAACAGGATCTATTCTATTTTTTTGAGATTGTTTATCAATTTTTATCTCTCCAAAACTATTTGTAACAGTTGTAGCATTAGCAATGGACCATTTTAATAAACTATTTCTCTTATCATATAAAACTTGAGTTGCCTTAACTGATAAAGCAAAATCCACTGTTGCATCATTTAAACTTTTTGCAGATTGTTTAACTTCTGTTAAATCACAATCTAAAAAATCTAAATCACTTAAAAAACTTCCAGCATTGTGAGCATCATACCCACACTCTAAAATTTTAATATCATATCTTTCAATTATTTCTTTTAAGTGAGTAACAATAAACTTATAATCAGTCTTTATTCCAAATGCTCCAGTAGTCAATGTTAAAAGTCCCTCTCTTACCCATATCCTATATGGAACATCATCAGTTTTTTCATGTTCTGCAAGTCTTAACTCAGGCATAAATGAATGGCTATAAATATATATTTGATTATTTTCTAATGGAAATACTAAGGCTATACTTGTTAAATCTCCACCCTTAGATAAGTCAAATCCTAAATAAGCACTTTTCCCTTTCATATCTTCAAGTGTCAAATTGCTTTCACACTCTTTGAATTTACTTAAATCTATATATTGTCCATCTTTTGCAGTTACCCACATATTTAATTGCTTTGTTAAGAAGTTAGTTAATTCATCTCCACCCTTCTCTTTTGCATCTATTGCTTTTTGACTGTATAAAGCTATCTTCTTTTTATTTGGTGTAATACCATCTTTTTCAAATAAAAAATAAGGATTAGATTTGAGCCAATTTTTCCAGTCCCATATATCATCATCCTTATCCATTTCACAGATAAAAATAAAGAGAGTTTCTTTTTCAACAACTCCCTCTAATATTTTTTCACAAAATTTATAGTGTTCATAACAAAAACCATTTAAGTTAAATCCTGCTGTTGTAATAGCTAATGTTAAAGCATTCTCAACATCAGCTTGTCCATCTAGTAAGAGTTTATACATCTGATTATTTGGGTGGGCATGTAATTCATCACATATAGCTAGAATATTACCAAAACCATCCATTGATTTTGTATCTCTACCTATTGACCTTATAACAGTTCCAGTTGCTAAACTCTTTATAGTTCTATCATGTTCTTTTATTTTATAAAGTTCACTTAGATCATTATCAGACTCTATAAAGTTTCTTATTTCATCCCAAACGATATTAGCTTGGTCTTGCTTTGTTGCAGCACAGAATATCCTATCTTTATTTCCTAACAATGTACTAAACATTGTGGATTCTGCTCCTGATAAAAAGCTCTTTCCATTTCTTCTGCCTACTTGCAAATAAGCCTCTCTAAATCTTCTTTCTTTTGTTCTTTTTTTCTTCCATCCATGTAATGAACCTATTATAAATTCTTGAAAGCCTCTTGTTTTTAAATTAGTTCCATCTTTTAATGTTAAAGTATTTGCAAAATTTATAGCAAATTCTGCCTCTTCAACATCAAATTTATACTCTAATTTCTTATTTTTTAAATCATCTAAATGTCTTTTACATGCTAAATACTCCTTTCTGCCTGCTATTTTTTTACCACTTACAACTAATTTTGCATAGGCTGTTGTCCTATCTTTTATCATACTAGCCTTGCTTTCTTGTTTTTAACAAAGTTATAAATTTATTTTCAGCAGGTTCTTCTCTAATTGGTACAACTAATTTTAATCTATCTGTAGTTGCAAGTCCTAATTTTGTTGAGCATTGCATTATTTGTTTTACATATTTTTCCTGGACATTTATTAGAGGATTTATAATTTCAATTTCTCCATTGGCAGTTTCTTTATAACAAACAGGACCTTCTTTTTGTAACTTCTTACTAACATTTACATAACTATCATAAGAGTTACAGTAAATGGCTAATATTCCTAAATCTAAGTTATCTAAAATATTTATTTTTCCTGCTTCAAAAACAATTCTTTCAAATTCTTCTTTTGCACCTTTAGATAACCAACCAGGAGCAATTAAATTATCTCTATCTATTTTCAATTTTTTCTCTTGTTCTTGTCTAGCTTTTATTTTTTCTTTTCCAATTTTTCCTGAACTTATATCAATAATTTTTCTACTTCTTCCTGCCATATTTTTTCACCTCCAAAACTGAAAATTTCATTTCTGGCATTTTCTCCAGAAAAAAGAGGGGAAGCGGTATCAAAGCCAAAGACCAAAAACTTTTTTTGACTCCCCCCTACTTGTAATAATTTTTAATTATATTAAATAAAATTTCTTTCATTTTATTTTTACTTTCTAAATTTTTATTATACTCTGAATGGATATAGCTATGTGTTTTATCACTTATCCATATTAGGTTATTAATATCTAAGGCTTTATCTCTTGCCTCTTCTAACTCATCTATATGATGTGAGAGAGTACCTTTAACTATGTTATTATTTATAACCAGTTCATATAAATCTAAACCATTGGCTTTTAACTTACATAATGCAGTCATACTCTTCCATGCTTTACTATGATAGAACTCAGCATTATCTTTATTTCTATACTCTCTATCATATACCTTATGCCTTTGTTTTGTGCAGCTGCATACTTCATTTATTCCTATTTTCTTTCCACACTTACCACATATCTTCATTAACATAATTAACCTCTTGAAATAAAAAAAGAGAACCTTTTAGATTCTCTTGATTAATTTTATTAAATTTCTCCTTTTTTGTTATCTAAGGATAAATCAAACCTATAATTTATCTTTATATTAGTGTTATTTGTTTCATTATAGTCTTTTAATACTTCTTTCAATTTCTTTTTTAGTTCATCAGCTTCTTTTTTAAATTCCTCTTTTAAATCACTTTTAGTAACACTTTTTAGATTTTTTTCATAAAAAGTATCAATAAGATCACTTTTTTTATACTTTCTTTCTGCTAATACATTTGAAAAAGTATTATTTCTAAAATTGTTATTTTCATCATTTAATATATCATAGTTAAATATGATTTTATGATAATTTAATTCCTGATTTTGCATTTCTAGTAATGCATCTGTAAGACTGAATTTCATATTTCTATCCCCCATTTATAATTTTTATATTTTTTATTATACACCTTTTTTCACAAAATAAAAAAGACTTTTTTACAAGAAGTCAATAACTTGTCTCTTCTGGGGGGAGAGAAACAAAAAATTTAAACATTTATTTAAACTTTTCATATATTAACATTATATAACATATAAAAGTTCATTACAAGGGCAAAAAAGGTGCAAATTAGGTGCATTTTTAAAAAATATTTTTTATTAAATCCTTTAAAATCTCACTATCAAATATTGATAAACTCATAATTTCAACTAACTTATTTCTATTTCTTTTAATTGTTGAAGTATCCACATTAAATTTTTCTGCAACATCTTCCATTCTTAATTTTTCAAAATAAATTAATGGTATTATCTCCTTATATTTTTCCTCTTCTATTGAGGATAACCCATAATCTATTAAATTAATTCCATATTCAAAAAATTCTATTTCTCTTAATCTTTCCTCTTTTATTATTTCCTTTCTTTCCATTTCACTTAAATTATTATTATTAACTGCTTTTATTTCTCCAATAGAGTATTTTTTCTTAATTTCAATATTATCTAAATTATTTTTTAAATATTCTATTCTATTTTTATAATATCTATAACTTTTTAATAATTTTATAGTTTTTTGATATGGTGTTAGTACCTTCTTTTCTCCATCTTTTTCTTTTAATACTCCTAGTTGCTTTTTAACTTCATTCTGTATTGCTTTTTTCATATCTTCCGTTATCATTATTATATCTCCTCAACTTCTACTATTACACCCTTAAAGGACTTTTGTATTGTCATTATATTGCATTGAACATATTTATAACTGTCATTTTGGATAACTCCACACTTTACCAAAGCATCCTCTATTAATTTAAAAATATATCCATGATTAGAAACATCTAAACCACTATTAAAAGCCATTTTAATTGAAACTGGATTTTTAAAAGGTTTCTTCATTCCTATAATACTTCTAACGAGTAATCTTATATTATTTTTATCTTTTCTTCTTACTGTCCAATGAACTCCTGCATATATTTTATTTAAACTCCAATTTTTACCATCTATTTCTAATGGTATTTTAAATATTTTTTTCATAATAAGCTCCTATATATTTTCCTTTAATACTCTATCAATAATAGTCTTTATCTCTAAAAGACATTTATAACCAGTTTCCAAAGTTTCAAATTCTATAAGTTCATAATCATCAAAACATATATCCAAATTATACTTTTTTCCTTCAAGATAATCTTCCATCATTGCTTTAGAATCCCAACTGTAAAAATCATGAAACATAAAATGGATTTTAATATTATCAATTTGAATTTTTGTATTCCCATAAATTTTATCCTCATCTTGATAAAAATCTTCAAATTTTATATCATATTTATTTAATTTTTTAATTTCTTTAAAAATCTTTTTAAAATTTTTTCTATTTCCTATTTTTTCATATTCTTTTACTTCTTTTGAATATGTTTCTAAAATATGCTCTATTTCTTTTTCTTTTCTTTGTTCAATATTCATTATTACCTCTTTAATTCAATAATATTCAATATTATAATTTTCTCTGATTTATCTAAATTGTTTATTTTAATAATATACTTCTTTATATCTTCAATTACTCCAACAGTTAAATCAAGGCTATTAACCTTTATACAAATATTTCCTGTATAACATTGAAAAGCATATACTACAAAATACACTGATTTTTTATATTTTAATTTAACCCAAGTTTTATCTACAATAATTGATACTATAAAACTAATCAATATAATTTTCCACATCTCCATATCTCCATATTATCTCTCTATCTTATTTCTTATATTTTCCATTTCTATAAGCATTTAATTTTTCTATATGTTTATTAAAATCAGTATCTGATACTTTACCTAATAAAAGTAAATTCACAGTTGCAGTTAATAAGTCTAATGCTTCTGAAATAAAGTTATCTCTATCTTTTATATATCTAAATTCATCATTTTTGATTTCTACTTCATTTAATAATTCCTGGTATTCTTCTCTCACTTTATTAAGCTGAGCTATTGGACTTGCATAAGCTAATGCTTTATAGTTTTTGAGTTTATTTAAGTTAATTTTTTCTTTATCCTTACCATGTTCCCAGATATGTGTTTCTAATATAGTATTAACTCCATAGAAACTTTTTAGACCATTTATAAAATCCTGAACAACTTCCTCTTGCTGCTCATCATTTAAAACTTCAATAGCTTTATAATACATATTTCTAGTTTCTTCTGTACCATTTAACATATATTTTATTTCTATATCATATCTAATCATTTGTTTTCTCCTCTACTGAAAATATATCACTATAAAAACTTTTACCTACTTCATATTTATTAAGGTCAATATATCCATTTTCAGCAAAATTGAATATTAATTTATCTCTAAAATTAATTCCCCATTTTTTAGTTATAATTTCTTCACTATTTTTTACTATAATTAATGGATAATTGCAGTAATGATTTACATCATTATATTTATAACATTTTTTATGGATATTCTTTTTATATATATCCCACAATTCATCTTTTGATAATCTTTTCATTGATTCTACTCATCTCCTTATAATTTCATTCATCATCTTCTCCAAAAAGCTCATTATATCTACTTTTAGCAGATGATAATTTTCTTTTATAGAAATCTATCATATTTTTATCATCTGTTTTTTCATATTCTTCTACATAACTTTCCCAATGTTTTATTTCATCTTTTAGAGATTTTTCAAATTGTTCAATAGTGTCATATTCCTCAGTATTATTTTCATCTCCTACTACCTCTCCTCCAACACTATAAGTTGTAAAAGTATTTTCTTCTATGCAATCTCTGCAATATATCTGATTATCTCCTGCTATAATAAATTCTTCCTCTTTTTCAATTTCTTTTTCACAATGTGAACAATATATCTTTGCCATTAATCCCACTCCTTTTATTTATTTTTTCCATTTCTTTTCTTTTTCTTTGGTAAACATCTTACTAATTTCCATATTGCATTGTGTTTATATTTATAACTAAATCCTTTTTCATGATGTATATTACATTTACTTTTTGCTATAATTAAAACTCCTTCCTCTAACCTATGATAAAGTTTAAATTTTTTATGAAAGTAATTATAATTTCCTTGATAATCAGTTACTTTGGTTTCAGAATAAGTTAAAGCTCTTTTTAATATCCTATTTGCTAGCCTTTTTAACTTTATTTTTTTATTAATCATCTGCCTCAAACCTCTTTTATTTTTTTTGATTTTCTATAATATCTTTCAATTTTTTAATTTCCCTATCTTTATCCTCCAAAAGTGAGTTTTGTTTTAAATTTATAAAATTTAAACTTTGGATTTTATTATTTACATTTACCAAGCTTTTTCCCATATTCTTAAAGCTAATTATATTTATATTTGCTATTCCATTTATTGAATCATGATAACCAATATAATACTTTGTTACCTGGTAATTATTTCTACTGTAAGCCTTATAAATCTTAGGAAATTCAAAAGTTAAAAACTTATCTAGTTCATCAGCAGACATTGTGCATACTTTTTGCCAACCATCTAAGGCATCTATAACTGCATGTATGCCTTTATCTTCAAATTCTACTGAATTATAATAGCCATATCTAACAATAGCATTTTTCATAATTTGCCTTGCTAAAACAATTCTGTCATCTAATTCACTTTCAGTTGTATTCGTTGCATATTGCCTTATCTCAGCAACTTGTGGAAAGTTTTTATATACTCTATTTCTAACCATAGAAATAAAAGCACTTCCCAGTTGCTCTTTAGATAAATCACTTAATGCTAAATAATAAATATTAATTTTTTCTTTTGTCATTTCAGTAGTTGGAAAATAATCTAAAAATGGTTTAAATGCTGCATTAAATTCTTGATTAGTCATTTATTCCATACCTCTCTTTCATTTGTTCAATAAAATCATCATCAACTTTTAGTTGGCTTGTATCTTTTTGCTCTGCTTGTTTTCCATAGTTATTATTAGCTTTAGATTGTTTGTATTTTGCTATCCACTCAGGTTCCAATCCCTGCCATTCCTTTTCCATAGCAATGTTAATAGCTTCATCTAAACTAAACCAATCAGGAAAATCTTTTAATATTTTTTTCATAGGAACTATTGTTTTAAGTGGTTTTTTTATATTTTTACGATATTCAACATACTTAAATAAGAGTTCTTTATATTCAGCATCTCTATCAAGATTATTTATAAACTCCTGGACCTCATTTTGCTTTTTTTCTTTTTTATATTTTTCTTTATTATTTTTATTTATATCTTTTTGTATATTAGTATCTTTATATGTCGGATTTTTTTCCGAGTCATTTTCGGATTTTTTTCCGAATTTACTCGGAGTTTTTTCCGAATTACTGTCAAAATTCGGATTTTTTTCCGAGTTATTTTCTATAAAATTCCAACTTTTACCTTTTTCTGTTAATCTTATTAAGTCTTTCCCTTTATGTTTTATATATTCAATAATTCCTTTTTCTGCCAATACTTTTAAATTTCTATATACAGTATCAGCCTTTTCAAAAAACATTGGCAATTCTTTTAATATTAAGTTTCTTGAAACAAAATAATAAATCTTATCATCAATTATTTCTTCATTAGCCCAAGCATTAGCTTCGTATAATAATGCTACTAATATTCCTTGTGTTGCATTTATTTTCCATTCCATACATTTCTGATTATTAAGGGTTGTTATAAATCTCATTTTTACACCTCTTTACTTAACTAATTAAATTTGATATAATCAAATTATGAAAATATTCATATGCACTTCATTTGAAGTGCTTTTTTTGTTACTTAAATTTTTCCAATTTCAATCTTTTCTGATCTCGAATTATGAAATATCCTTGACTGTTAAGATATATTTCGTTTATCGTAGTCCTTTTTGTTCCTGAATCAAACAGTAATACACTTGCTTCAGTTACTTTGCCGTGCCTTTTGCTAATCCTCTTAACCTTTTCCCTATCTCCTGTTTCTTCTAAAATATGCAAATTTTCATATCTTAGGCACTTTTCTAAAAATTCTTTAAACATTTTTTCCTCCTTGAAAAACACAAAATATTGTGATATGCTAACTATGTTAGCATTAATTAGAAAAGAGTGCTAACAAAGTAATATACCAAATTTGAAATTATATATTTAAAGTTTTACTTGCCAGTATCTTCTAAAATATATAATTTAGAAAGGAGGAGATTATTTTGGAATATTTAGTTTTTGATTTAAAACACTTATCTCAAGGTAATATTGTAGAAGTCAGCCTAACAGGAACAGAATGTGATGTTATGCTTGTCAATTACACTAATCTATTAAATTATAAAAATGGAAGAGATGTAAACTATTATGGCGGACATTATAAACAGTCTCCAGTTAAAATTCCTATTCCACATTATGATCATTGGTATGTAATAGTAGCAAACGGCAATGTAAAAGCTAGTGTTTCTGTAATAAAATTTTGATAATTTACGGGGAAATTATTCCCCGTTTACCTTGTATCCTTTTTCTAATCTGTCCATAACTTCTAATTTTTCATTGACCATAATATAACCTATGTTGTTTCCTTGTGGATCAACTACAAAGACACAAACTCCTTTTAATATTTTCTCATTTTCTATTTTATCTTTTGCTTTTGGACATTTTCTTAGTTTATCCATTTCTCCCACCTCCCTTATTTCATTCTTACCCCCTTTTGAGTTATAATAATATCGCCAAACATATTAAAATCGAAAGGAGGTGTTGTTATGCTTATTCCTAAAAATTTGTTTGCTTCTATGGAAGCTGCTCAAAGATTGCTGGATAATCCTAATATTCAAAGAATCCAATTAGTAATGAATAATATTCACAAATTGCAAGAAGTTGTTAATATTTCAGAATTCCAAAGTGTTAATTTAATCAATCAACAAATGAGTTTTGCTAATTTGACTAATCTAAACATCTTGGCAAAACAAATTAATTTTCCTGATATTCACAGACAATTTGAGTCTATAAGTTCAAATATTAAAATTTTATCCGAAGTTTATTTAAAAAATTACAATCATTGGAATAACGTTATAAATTCCGCTATTGGTGCTTACAATTCTACTCAAGAAGAAGAATTTGAAGTTGTTATCGAAAATATTCCTGTAAGTATTATTAAAC